CCACATTTGTTAGGGTTCCTGTTTGGTCATCCGACCTTTGGGGGAGAGGTTGGGCCATCCTGCCCAGTGCTTGTTCGGCATCCACCGAATCGCGCCCATTTTATCTGGTTTTGTGCACTCTGTCAATCAGCTTTCGGGTAGAGGCACGAGGAGAGTGCCCCTCCTGTCGCACGGGAGGCACCTCCGTTGCATTCGGAGGGGCCAGTGCGGGCTGATATAGCCCGCGTTATAGCCCGGCCTTCCGGAAGGCCTCCGAGTGCTTCCCGCGCAGCTCCTCCAGGGTCAGGTAGTCCCCGTTCCTGGCATACATGGCATCGGCGGGTAGCTTACCATCCCGCAGGAGCTTTCCACGAGTGGGTCCCAGTACCTCATCCTGGCGCGCGGCCGGCTGCTTCTGGAGCCACTGGTTGTAGGTGGTGTCTTTAGCGACCTGACCATCCATGCTGGCACGTGAGCCTGGCGGGAAGTCCGACTCGTCGATGCCGGTGGTGCCCAGGATTTCATCAAAGCTCTTGAGCTGCGGGACCGAGAAGGACCGACAGCAATAGTGGGCAGCGCCTGGGCCGCCGTGCCAGGAGAGCGAGTGGCCAATGGGCTTGTGGCCCTTGAGCGTCCAGGTCTTGTGGTCCCGGATGCGGCAGACCGGGGAGGTCTTGTTGTCCAAGGTGGCAGACCACATCACAGCATCAATGATATCCTCGTTGGCGTCGTACACCGCATCGCGAGCGAACTTTGCCGTATGGGATAGGGCGGTCTGAACCACGGCCCGCAGGTTGTGGCGATCCATCTGCACGACGCCGTCTGTGTATTTGGCTGCGCGGGTACCCCGGAGCTCCTGGACGATCTGGGAGGTGGTCTTCCCCTGGACGTAGCCGTGGGCGATGGTCTGTTCGACCCGGCGCAGGCGGGCGGCCGACAGGTTCGCCACACCATCGGACAGGATGGTGCCCTGGAACGGTGTGGCGATAGCAGCGGCATAAACTTGCTCGACCGATACGGCGGCCACGGAGAAAGACACTGGCATGACCTGGGCCAGGATCATCTTCTGGTAATCGGTTTCGAACTTCGTGAAGTCCCGGAGCTCGTCAGTCAGCTCCTTACCAATCTGGGCATAAGCTGCGGCATTCATTGCCCGGACACTGGCCAGCAGGGACTTTAGGCGGTCCGCCTTGAAGTTGTCCGGGGTCATGCGCTCCAGGGCGGAGGCGAGCTGCGCGAACAAGTCCGGGTCAGCCTTATTGAGGACCGCTACCATCTTGCGCACGACCGAGTTGGAATACTTCTGCAGCTCGATCTGATGCCGGATGGCATGATCGAGCAGCTCATCGTTCACCGAGGGCATCAGTCAGCCCCCGCGCCTGGCGGCTTGTTGGCCGGCGGCGGGTCTTCGTTGTCCATGCCATTCAGGCCTGGACCCTGGGACTCGATCCGGTCCTTTTCCTCATCCCACTTAATATCCGGGCGGATGATGCCACGGCGCTGCATCTCCTCATACAGACTTTCATCGGACAGCTTGCCGAGGGCATTCATCTGGCGCAGCAGTTCGGCGGATGCCTCGGCCAGGGTCGCGGCCCCGAAGTCCTTATAGATCGTAATATGGCCGCCCTTGGCCTCTTTCACGAAATCGGCCATGAACTGCAGGGCGGCATCGCCAGCATCCTCCAGGTCCTGCGTAATGCGCTGCAGGGCGCAGGAGCCCTGTTCATTGTCCGCCAGGGTCTGGGACTCGGTGATGTTGCCGGGCTTGATGACCAGGAGTTCAGCCCCGCCCTGGCGCATCTGATCCTCCAGGTCCTTGAGCGACAGGCGGCCGGCCTCAATGGCCGCGCCCGTATGCTCGACGTACTTCATATCGGCACCCATTGGCAGCTTGACTGCGGCAGCCGCGCCAATGGACAGCTTCCATTTATCATCTTCAATGCCGATGACCGCCAGAATCGGGACGCGGGCCACATGTAGCAGGGTGTCCTGGTCGGACTGGCTCTGCCAGTGCTTGACATTCATGTGCGCCACCTCGGCTAGGGGCGGGCGGGAGTTCATGAAGCCGACGCGCTTGCCGTAGACCGGAATGAACGGAATATGGGTCAGGCTGGTGGTACCTTCATTGTGAAGAATCCACTCTTTCTTGCCATCAACACCCGCCTTTTCGCTCTGGCGGTAGATTTGCCATTTGCCGGGATACAGGACGCGGACCTGCTCGATGTGCTTTTCGTCGAATTCGCCGTCCTCCACGGTCACGCACTCCAGGAGGCGGAGCTGGGTGATCACATCAGCGCCAGCGGCGCGCACGGTGCGATACCCGAGGATGTTTTGCGGGTGGACCTGGACGAAATACGGCCGGATGCCCATGGCCTGCTCCTCGGCCACGGTGCGCGGGCGCATGCCTTCTTCCTGCGCCGGGGCGGATGGGCAGTCAACCAGGATGCCGGACAGACCGTAGGCCACAGCCTCTTCGCCCACAGCGGCCAGGAAGGCGTGCAGATTGCGGCCCTGGAGGTCGATGTCCTCGCACCACTCACGCAGGCGGGACGGCACATCATCCCCGACAGTGACGGGCTTGCTGAACGGCTTGCCGGTGAGGACCTCGACCGTGCGACCGAAGGCCGGGAATAGCGTGGCCGTCTTCACGCGGGTATCATAGGATTCTTGGTCCTCGTTCGGCCACCGGGGCATGAGCGCCAGGGTGCGGCGCATTGCCGTGGTGCCCCCGAGGAGGGCTTCGATCATCGGCCAGTCTTTGGACATGGCCTCCATTGCGCTGCTCTTGTCACGTACGGACATATCTGGCTCCTTGGTCTATGCCCGCAAGTTTTGGACTTGGGCAATGCGTTTTTGAATCGGCCACTCAACATCGATGCAATAGCCGATGGCGGTGGTAATGTGTTGGTACTTATTCTTCTGGTCTTCCTGGAAGGCCGAGCCCTTCTCAAGCTGGACCGTAGACAGGCCCTTATCACACCACTTGGCGGTCACGGGGTTCACAAACAGGGTCCGCGTGTGGTCTGCCGTCTTGATCATAGCGCGGACCGCGTTCTGGCGGTCCTTGATCGATGGCGCAGCCGGCTTGACCTTGCGTGTAAACTCCCAGCCATTGGACCTCAGGACGCCTTCGATGTCAAGATAGTCCGAGGTGTGCCCATGCTTCTCACCAGCTCGGCCGGCAGGGTCACCATAAATGACCACGTTTTTATTCTTGTGGTCCTTGAACTTCTCGACAAATTCAATGGCGGATTGCTTGGAGACCGCCGACATGAGCACAATCTCATCCAGGAGCAACAGCTTATCGGATTTGCCATCATTGCGGCGGACGCCGATGGCCGAGGATAGCGGGGTGAAGTTCTGGTCATGCATCCAGAGGAGTTGCTCGTGCGGCAGAATCTGCTCGCTGCAATGATTGTCTTTGCTGTAGTCCTCGTAGATTCGGCCGGTAGCGCCTTCGAAGCTGGCCTCATATTCTTGCTTGTACTGCTTGGCGGACATCTGGCGCTTTGCCGCCTCGATGGTCTTGGCCGGCAGGATGTCGGCGCTCAGCCAGTGAAACAGGCCCCACTCGGGGTCGCCCGAGTTCTCAGCATAGCGGGCCATGTCGTAATAGTGGTTCAGGCCGTCCGGCACGCCAATCAACCAGCACCAGGCGCGGTAGTCCGGGCGGGTCGGGTTGAAGGTGTCGAGCGCGGGGCGGATGTTCGCCTCCCAGGCTTCCTCTTTAATGTCCGCAATTTCGTCGATCACACCCCCGGTCCAGTAGATACCCTCGATGCGTTCGGGGCGATCCAGGCCGATTAGATGGATTTCGGAGCCGTTGGGCATGTAGATGATGAGGTCGGTCTCGGACGGCTGTTTGGCGTGCAGGGAGCAGAAACAGAGCTGCTTCATGTCCGCCCAGTAAATCTTCTTCACCTGGTCGCGGGTCGGAGCCGCGATGAAGTACCGCTCCCCGGCGTTCTTCATCGCCTCTTTCGCCACGAACCGCTTGGCCCGCTCGGTCTTACCTGAGCGGCGGCCAGCGGGTACTACCGGGAAGCGAATCCCCCTGGACACGGCAGAGATGAGCGCGGTCTGCGTCGGATGGTCGATCAGCTTGTACCACCGGGCCAACTCTCGTTGTGTGAGGAGGGAGATTGCGGTCATGGCATGCGGTCGGCGTTACAGATTCGCGGCCAGCTCTTCGGGGGTCAGGGCACGCGGCACATTATCGACCGATTCGAAGTTCACATACATCTTGACGCCTGGCTTGAACCGGCCCAGGAGTTCGGGGTTGTTGATGTACATGGTCAGGTCGGCGCTCGGGGTCCAGCGGGCATAGGAGTTATCCTCGTCCTTACCGTCAGCACCATACCCGTCCGCCTTGCACACGGCGCGCATCTTGAGGGTCTCCCCGATGATGGGGCTGGTCGGGTCGTTGGGGTTGGTCCTGTAGGTGGTGACGTCGGACACCACCATCTTGGCGCGCATACTAACTTTTCCGGTATTCATGTTATTCCTTTTCAGGGGTGGGAAAACAGCCCGTCGACGGTTTGGCGCTGCAGGAGCGTCGACAGTACAATTTGCTTCTCCAGGCTGGCGGACCGATTGGTGACGAATTGATCGTTCTCGATCCAGCAACCCACAAACTCTACGACCTCGCCCTGGTCCACGGCATCGGCCAGGCGGCGCAGCTCCTCAGCCAGGCCGGCGGGAGCGGTTTTGCCGAAAGCACCCTCAATAACTCGCATATTGCCCATTATTTATCGCCCCTCAATCCGGTAACTTGTCGGCCAGGGCGCGCATTGCGGCCACTGGGTCATCGTTCGATTTCTTATCATCCTGCTTGGCGCTCGGGTTGAACTTGGGTGAGATGCAGGCCGCGCGCCACCGATAATGGTGGGCCAACTCCTTAGCCCTCATCAGTTCAAACGGGTTTTTGGCCTCGGCCACCACCTTCTCAGCCATCTCTTCCCACTGCTGCGCCGTGTGCTTACGGGCGGCCAGCATGCGTTCGGCCGCGCCCGGCGTAATGTCCGCCCATCGGTAAAACGAGGACAGCGGGACTTCGATACGCATGGCGATGTGCATGAGGGGCACGCCGTCCATGATGTCGTCCACAATCTGCTCGATGCCGTATTCGTCGCACTTGGCTATCGAACTCTTGCGGGCCTCGGCGCGGGGGTCCGGCTGCTCCACGTTGACCAGGGCATCGGCCGGCTTGGTATAGCCCTTATGCCCGCCTGGCTTCTTAGCAGCGGGCTTCTTTCTCTTGGGGGCTGGCTTCTTGG